TTCTTCAAGCGCTGTTGATGCCGCCTATCGGCGGCTTTATCCCAATACAAGAGAACTTTATAGTGCTCTTGTTTATCTATCATACACCATTCTTATCTGTTAAGAACTCATGTAGAACTTCACGCATCATCTGCTTAAGTTCTTCACGTTGCATCTCTGTAAAACACGGAACTGCTGGTGTCTCCAGAGGAGGGGCTACTCGGTATTCACCCCGATTGGATTTACTAAAACTGGTGCCTGCATCAGCAGTCATTCCTTGAGTGTCGATTTTCATAGTGAAGTTACCAAACGATTGAGATACCACTGGGCTTTCCTTGCATCTTCTGCAGGATTATCTTTGTGCCACATACGCAACAGATACTTAAGCACCTGTGCTTGTAACATTGCTGTGACTGGTTCGGGAGCATGAGCTATGGCACCTTCAATGATGTCAATAGCTTCTTGAGTTCCTTGCTGATAATGAGGAGGGTTATTAACCTTGTCCTCTGCTAGCAAGCTGAAGTCGAAGTGTCCCATAAAAGCGGGCTCTTCTCCGTCTGACTTATTGTCAAACTCATTTAATGTGATCTTATCTTTCTTGTATTTATCAAGAGAAGTTGGTCGTGCTTGATCCCAGTCCTTATCAGTTAGATTGAATTTCTTACTGATGTAATCCCAATCATCTTCGTATGGAATAGCCTTCCACCTGCCTTTGTCTTTATCCATAATGATTGTAGTCGCATATATGTGTTTCACTACCTAATATAGGAATAAATAAGCTTATATGTGACTTATGACTAGCCCAAAAGGTGACCCCACCTATATCAAGAATAAGGAGCAGTATTTTATGGATATTGCTAAGGTTGTTGGCAAAGCTTCAAGCCATCCAAAGTCACCTGGTGGCTGCATAGTTGTGCGTGATCGTGAGATTGTTGGAGATGGTCGTAGTATCCTCACCGCTTCTAAAGTTGAAGTCGATTGTGTTTGCTATGCTATCGCTACTGCATCTAAGAGAGGTACGCCTCTAACAGGATCAGTTATATACACAACCAGATATCCGTTCAGTGCATCTGTATTCCAGTGCTACTTAATGGGTGTACGAAAGATCAAAGTTCTTGCACACGAGTGGGAGCCATACTATAAGGATGAATTCAGACGAGCAGCACGATTAGCAAGAGAACTGGCGATGGCTATAGAACCGATGTTTGAAGATGATGACCAACGATTCACTGTAAACAAACACACCCGACCTAAAAAAATTGATGACGATCTCTACACCAACGCGGACCCTTTCAAACCTGACGAGTTCGATCCCCAAGACGCAACCGATATCCAAGATGAAGATGAAAACACAACTACTGTTTGACCTAGAAAGCACGGGCTTACTCCGCCGTGGTTCTACTATCCACTGCATTGTTATGAGAGATGCTGCTGAAGATAGTGAGCCACAGATGTTTGACTGTGACCCTGAACGAGCAATCATTCAAGGTATTAAGACACTAGAGCGTGCCGACGCTTTAATCGGTCACAACGTAATTAATTTCGACATACCCTTAATTAAGGAGCAGTTTCCTGCCTTTGATTTCAAGGGTGAGTTGATAGACACGCTTGTATTAAGCAGGCTCTACTACCCACATATTGCTGATCGAGACTTTGAGCGGCGACCTGATGGTATGCCGCAACGCTTGTATGGACGCCATAGTTTAGAAGCTTGGGGCTACAGACTTAAGTGTTTCAAGGGCGATTTTGCTAAGCACGATGGTGCTTGGGAAACTTATACACCAGAGATGCTTTCTTACTGTGTCCAGGATACTGAAGTCACATTAAAGCTTTACCAAATGATGTTAAGGAGGATGCAGACCTATGCCTAAAGAATTCTATGACTGGTTAAACCAGTGCCCCGTTCCGTGGTTCTACCACGCTGAACACCACCCTGATTACACAACATACGCATTTGTAAGACCTGAGGAAGATGACGAAACGGAAGAAGACCTATAAAGGATTGCTTAGTTGGAGTGAGAAAAAGAAGACTGTAACTGTAAAGAAGCAGCTTAATCCACCTACTTTACACGCACGATTTATAGCAGAACTTAAACGCTCATTCCCTGAATACGAAGTTATCCTGAGGTACGACAATGCATGACTACATCAAATTAGAAATGAAGATGGCGGAACTAATGGCTCAACAAGAGGCATCAGGTTTCCGCTTTGATATGGAAGCTGCCGAAGCTGTCCGGTCTGAACTATCAACAGAGTTTGAAACTTTATCAACGGCTTTAACTAGTCGCTTCCTGTATTACCCAGGTAAGGTTTTCACTCCGAAGCGTTCAGATAAGAAGAAGGGTTACTGGAGCGGTGCTCCAATGACGAAACTACTTCCGTTTAATCCAACAAGCAGGCAGCACATTGCCTGGTGCTTGACCACCTTTAGGGGTGCTCGATTTACCAAAGTTACTGACACTGGTAAGCCGAAGGTTGATGAGGCTACGTTATCTGAGATTAAGGACGTTGCTTTAACTCAGGGCAACCAACCACTACATGATGAATGTGAGATGTTCATCCGTCTGCTGACGTTGCAGAAGTGGATGGGACAACTATCAGAGGGAGCCAACTCTTGGTTCAACACCATTGAAGAGGACGGATGTATTCACCACAGCTGCGTATTAGCCACACAAACTTCTAGAAACGTTCACCGGGGTCCAAATCTCGGGCAAGTGGTTTCTGCACCGTGGGCACGCCGACTATTTATACCTCACCCAGGACATCTGATGGTTGGATGTGACTTAGAAGGGCTGGAATTGAGGGCATTAGGTCACTTCCTATCTGTCTATGATAAGGGCTCATTTGCTGAAGTAGTTGTTAACGGTGATATCCACCAGCAGAATGCTGACCGTGTGGGATGCTCTCGCTCGCAGGTGAAGACGCTGACGTACGCATTTATTTATGGAAGCGGAGATGCGAAGTTAGGTCACATTTTACACCCTGAATATTCTGACGCACAGAAGAAAGAACTGGGCGGAGAGTTAAGACGTAAGTTCCTTGCAGCTATCCCAGGTTTGGAACCATTAGTGGATGCAGTCAAGCAGAAGGTGCGTGCTACTGGACACCTGCGGGCACTGGATGGTCGCCCTATCTTCTGTTCCGTAGAGTACGCTAGTTTAAACTACCTGCTTCAGTCTGCGGGCGCGATTTTATCTAAGCGTTGGTGCGTCATTGCTCAGGATCTATTAGATCAAGCAGGCCTTACTTACAACGTTGATTACACACGTTGCGCCTACGTACACGATGAACAGCAGTTCTCTGTCATCCCACGTGAGGCTGAAAGAGTTGCTGAAATTCTTGTTAATGCAGCACCCCTAGCAGGTGAC